TAGGATCAACGATATCAGTACCAAGCAACGCTGATTTCATACTGGATCCAAGCGGAACAGGTGCTATAAAATTAAATGCCAACACAGACATAACAGGAAACCTAACCGTAACAGGAACACTGGACCTAGGTGACTCCAACTTCACAAACGTTGGATCATTACAGCTGGATTCCATAGCGGGTGACGGTGACACCAACACGTCAATCACTTTCTCAGGTTCGGATGTTATAACAGTCGCTACAGGTGGATCCACGGCCCTTACAGTGAACGCAGATCAAACTGTAACATTCAGTGGAGCAGTGGCAGGAACATCAGCAGATTTTGACGGTGGAGTCACAATAGATAACATCACAATTGATGGCACAGAGATAGATCTATCTTCAGGTGATCTAACAATTGATGTTGCAGGAGATTTAATATTAGAAGCAGGTGCTGATGTAAACATTCCAGCAAACATAGGTCTTACATTTGGAGATGACGGAGAAAAAATTGAAGGTGATGGCACAGACCTAACCATTGCATCAAGCAACGATTTAAATTTGACAGCAACAACAGACATCAATGTACCAGCAAACGTTGGAATGACATTTGGTGATGATGGCGAGAAGATCGAGGGTGATGGAACTAATTTACAAATTGTATCTTCTAATGCTTTAGGTTTTGATGTTGCGAATGGTATTACTTTAGATAGTGGTAGTAGTGGAACAACATTAAAAGCAGGCGGTAGTACAACATATGGTACACTAACAAGCAGTTCAGGCGATTTTAGTATTAATCAAACAACGTCTGATAAGGATATAATATTTACAGGTAATGATGGTGGTTCAACCATCACAGCATTAACACTAGACATGAGTGAGGCGGGTGCCGCAACATTCAACGACACTGTGACCTTGGGCACAAACAAGGCGATACAATTTGTTGACGCAAACGAATCTGTCAAATCAGATGGCACGAACCTGATTTTCACGTCGGGTGGCACGGCATTCAAGATGCCAACGTCGGATGGTTCGGCGGGACAAGCATTGATCACAGACGGTGCAGGTACTCTGTCTTTTGATACAGTATCTACTACAACCTCAAGTGATACAAGGGCTATTATTAAAAATAATAAAACAGTGAACACATCCGCAAGGACAGTGGACTACTTCCAGGCCGCGGCATTTGACATGGCTTGGTATTTTGTTGCCTTGAATGACCTCACAAACGATAACACTAGTGGATCAGTTTTCACAGTGTGTCATAACAATTCAGACGCATTTATAGGTGGACCGAGGGGAGGTGCGGCAGGCAGTACTAATGCTATGCCGACCACATCAGCCGATATCGCAAGTAGTCAAGTAAGAGTAAAAATTACAGGACCAAGTGTAGATAGCAAAATAAGTTTCTACAAGATACCAATCTCAAGAGCTAGTACATCTGATGCCACAGCAGGTGTAACAGTTACAACTTCCAACACAGATGTTGACTCGGCATCTGAAAGTATTGACACATTCGCACATGCATCATTTAGAGCGGCAAAATATGTTATACTAATAGATGACAACGCCAAGACAGAGACGGGAGTGACTGAAGCACTAGTTGTGCATGATGGAACAAACGCTTTCGTGGCACAGTATGGTACACTGCAAACCGGCAATAATGATATGATTACTTTGTCGGCGGCGATATCAGGCAGTAATGTAGTTTTATCAGCGGCGGGACTGACTCCAAATTTATCATTGAAAATACATAAAACTTTACTTGCAGACTCCATGACAGCTGAATCAAATGCCAACCAAAAGATCATAGGGGCCACAACAGTAAGTTCGACTGCCACAGCATTTGACAGTTTCGACCTTGACGACGCCACTGCGGCAGTCTACTACGTGGTAGGAAAGAATGCCACAGAGGGTGCTTACAGCGTACAGGAAGTATACCTGTCAGGTGACATAGGTGAGGCAGGTGTCAGTTCAGGACCTTTCGTGTCTAGCAAAGCAACCACACAACTAGAATTCACAGCTGACTTCCTTGATACCACAGACAACACCGTACAGTTGAGTATATCATCAACATCAGGTGGTTCTACAACAGTAAATGCATACAGAATCAACTGTCTAGCCGGCGAATAGTACAAAACAAGCATAAATATCTGCAATATTAACAATCATGCGGGAGATATGGAACCATGACAACACGAAACTTTAGAGTAAACAACGGACTGGAAGTAGGTGATATAGTAATATCAGCTTCAGCTAACACAATCGTAGGTTTAGCAACTGCGGCACCAAGTGCTGACGGTGACGTATCCAACAAGAAATACGTGGACGATCAAGATGCCGCGATAGCATCAGACACGTTAACACTTACAAACAAAACTTTAACAGCACCAAAATTTGCTGATGCAGGATTCATCGCAGACGCAAACGGTAACGAATTATTAATATTCCAAACAACAGGATCAGCTGTCAACCAGTTGGACATTACTAACAATGCCTCTGGAAGTGACCCAATTATATCTGCCACAGGTGGCGACACGAACGTCGGAATAGCGATCACTGCCAAAGGTAGTGGAGACATTGCCTTAAACGCAGGTGCAAGTGGAGACGTAAACATACCTGCCGACAGAGGTCTTACATTTGGAGATGACGGTGAGAAGATCGAGGGTGACGGTACAGATTTAACTATCGCTTCAAGTAACTTACTAAATTTAACAGCAACAACTGATGTGGCAATTCCTGCCAACGTTGGACTTTTATTTGGATCAGGTGAGAAGATCGAAGGTGACAACACGGACCTTACAATCACATCAGGTGCTAAAATCAATTTAGCGGCAACTTCAGATGTACACCTAGCTAACAACATCGGACTAGTGTTTGGTGATGCGGCTGAAAAAATTGAAGGTGATGGTACAGACTTGACTATCTCTGGAAACAACATTAACCTTACAGCAACAGCAGATGTAGTTGTACCAGCAAACGTGGGAATCACGTTTGGTACAGGTGAGAAGATCGAAGGTGACAATACAAACTTGACACTTACATCAGGTGCTCAAATCATAATGGCGGCAACAACAGACGTAAAACTGGCCAATGATATTGGAATAGTATATGGTGATGCAGGTGAGAAGATCGAAGGTGATGGTACAGACTTAACTATCTCTTCAAGTAACTTACTAAATTTATCAGCGGCAACTGATGTAGTAATCCCAACAAACGTTGGTTTACATTTCACTGATGCCAACGAGAAGATCGAATCAGATGGTACAGATTTAACTATCAACTCAGGTGCAAAAATTAATCTAACAGCAACTTCAGATGTAGTAATTCCGGTGAATATCGGTCTAGCGTTTGCCGATGGTGCAGAGAAGATAGAATCAGATGGAACAGACTTAACAATCTCTGTTGGATCAAGTGGTGACATTAACATTGGATCAGCAATTGGTTTAACATTTGGTGACGATGGTGAGAAGATCGAAGGTGATGGTACAGACTTAACTATCGCTTCTAGTAACTTACTAAATTTAACAGCAACTACTGACGTGGCAATTCCTGCCAACGTTGGACTTTTATTTGGATCAGGTGAGAAGATTGAAGGTGACAACACGGACTTGACAATCACATCAGGTGGTGCATTGAACTTGACAGCGACAACAGATGTAGTATTACCTGCAAACGTTGGTATAACATTTGGATCAGGTGAGAAGATTGAAGGTGATAGCACAGACCTTACAATCACTTCGGGTGGTGCAATCAACCTGACAGCGGTAACGGACATTGTTGTACCGGCCGCGGTAGGTATAACTTTTGGATCAGGTGAGAAGATCGAGGGTAACAACACAGACCTTACAATCACTTCAGGTGCAGACGTCACAATGGCTGTAACAGGGAACGTAAACATACCATCTGCAAAAGGAGTTACATACGGTGCAGATAGTGAAATTATCTCAGGTGATGGTACAGACTTGACAATAGGATCAGGTGCCAAGATCAATCTAACAGCAACAACAGATGTACATATTCCAAATGACGTGGGAATAGTATTTGGTGGTGCTTCAGAGAAAATTGAAGGTGACGGAACAGACTTAACTATCTCAGGTGCTAAAATCAATTTAAATGCAACGACGGATGCACACTTGGCCAACAACATCGGACTAGTTTTTGGAGATGCAGGTGAAAAAATTGAAGGTGATGGTACAGACTTAACTATCTCATCTTCAGGCTTGTGTACTATCACAGCAACTGGTCAGACAGTTATCACTAACGACTTGGTTGTAAGCGGAAACTTGACTGTTGACGGAACTAACACAATTATTAACACAACAACACTAGCGATTGAGGACAACTTGATTGAAGTAAACAGAACAGTATCTGCCGCTTCAGGAATGCCAGTTTACTCAGGAATGGTAGTGAACAGGGGTGTAGCATCAGATACCACAGAGGAAGATCTATTCTGGGTATGGGATGAAGGATTTGCAGATGACGGAACAACTATCCACGGTAACGCGGGTGGTGCCTGGACGGCATTGAGAGCATCTAGGGGTATAGACAATGCCTCACCAATCACGGCCACAGAGACCAATTTGGTCGATGTCAGGGCAAACGTTATCCATGCATTGGCAACTTCGGCTCAGTACGCGGACGTTGCCGAGCGTTTCGAAGCAGACGCTCCAATGACAGCAGGTGCAGTGGTAATGGTAGGTGGTGACGCAGAGATCACGGAAACAACATCGGATTTATCTGATCAAGTTTTTGGTGTTATATCTGATCAACCAGCTTACGCCATGAACGCAGGTGCAGGTAACAATGAGTCACATCCATTTGTTGCAATGACTGGAAGAACTCCAGTGAGAGTAACAGGTGCTGTAACCAAAGGTCAAAGATTGGTCAGTTCATCAACTAAAGGTTGTGCGAGAGCGGCCGCAACAGGCGAAACAATTTCACCATTCAACGTTATCGGAAGAGCACTAGAAAGCTCAACTGACGCAGGAATCAAATTGGTAAATTGTGCGGTGAGGACGAACAACTAATAAATATTCATACTTTTTAGTAGAATTAAAAGGCCTTGTAGAAATACCGGGCCTTTTTTTTAGGTTATGAGATCCAGTATCGTCTGTAACTTGCCTTTGATGGCTTTGTTATTCAGTGTGTTCTTGAGACCCATGTGTAGGTTCTTGGGCCAACATTCAAACGCAGTCCAGCAGTATCCTGAGTGTTCGTCATTCAGCTTGGGTAGGAATTCAGTCTCTATCGCAATAAGATAAGTGTGGAAGAAGAACTTCTCATCATTTGATGTGAACATCTCCAAGGGAATAACTTTCTTGAACTTGGGAATGGCTCCCACTTCTTCTTTTATTTCTCTCTTTAGACCTTCAAAGGCCGATTCCGTGTACTTCATCCTGCCACCAACTAATCCCCACATTCCCTTAGTCTTACTGTCAGTCCTCTGCAAGAACAGGAATCGCTTGGTAGATGTGCTGTAGAATAAAGCACCCGAGCATATGATATTGTCTTCCATGCTATATTGTAACAGATTGTTTGTGATTTATCAAGGAGTAGTTGCGTCAACACTTGGATCATAACCATTATTAGCCCCACCGTCTATGACAATAGACCAATTACCTTGTGTGTAAACACCTTCGTAAGACTTGACCCATTCCGTACCGTTGAATCTGTATTGTATTCCTGTGTTCAGATTGGTAACATAGTGCTGTGTTGAATCCGGATCTGATGCATCAAAAACTTTTAACCATTTACTAGATGTGCTGTTGTACTCGATGATGTCTCCGATATTGGCAATAAGAGCTCCCCAAGTTGCACTTTGCACAGATGCTGTTGAATCCCCAACATCATTTACGATCAAGTACCTATCACCGTTGACTGGTGTGCCCGGATCAAATGTTGCGGGGTTGATGATCTTCTTGACTGCTGTGAGTGTGTTTGCCGGTATTGTATCGTCATCTATGCTGTATAACAATATAGTATCGTCCAGTGTTGTTGTTGCTATTGTTCCCACAATCTCATCGCCGTTTGGTTGTGTCAACCTAATTTGTGACGTTCCGTTAGTTACCACCCCGTACTGTTCCAGTAGTACCTTCCAGTTGACTGCTGGTCCAAAGGTTTCAAAAGGATCTGCTAACCCTGGATCTCTAGCCCCTGTATAGAATCCAGCGCCGCCGGATTTAACATTCACGCCTGTCGTACCTAATAATCTTAACTGATTTCCTGACACCAACAATCCAAAGTTGTTTGGTGTAATAAAACTTCTTGAAATCAAAGATCCGTCTATTAACCCTTTTGCCAGTCCGCCATCATCGTCGTAAACACTCATGATGATCTTCTGTACAACACCTAATTTCTTGACTTTTACAGGTGGTGACAACCATATCGGCATTGAGAAATTTAATGTTGCAATATCTATCTCTGTGTCAGCACCGACCGGAATTGTCCTTGAACTGAACGTTATCCCCTCAAGTTCTACGTAACTCAAACTAGTCCAGTCAATGTAGTTGTCTGATTTTTGTATCTCGAAATCCGGGTTGAAAAGATATAAAATTTGTTCTAGTATCTGTAATTTTTGATCTGTGTTTGAACTCCATATATCTGCCGTGACTTGTAATCTGAAAGGCGATGGCATGACCTTTTCAATTGTGTAGCCTGCACCTAACTGGTTTGTGTAATTTCCGTCACTGTCTACACCTCGTTCTTTAAGATGCTGTTTCTCTATGTGATAAGGATTTTGCATCCTTTCTCTGTCATAATTTAACTCTCTGACATAGGCCGCTATCCGTGGAGCATACTGTAATGCGTTCTCAGAATTGTTCCTGATTATATTTGATACCTGTCTAGTTGGATCTCCGTACACAACCGGGACAGCTCTCAGGGTCACTTGATCGTCTCTGCCCTTTCCTGTTTCCACAGAAAAATTACTCAAGACTCTAATGAATTGGGTAAGGAATTTCCTAATTTGACCTTCATAGAAGTGTAACATTTTAATTGTCAGCCTTTGGTTTCAATGCGTCAGTTAGCGATTGTCTCTGCGTCACAGTCAATCCGTTTATAGTATCAGACGTTGCATTATTAACAAAACTTGTTTTGTAGTTGCTTCTTGAATCGTTGTTTGTTGTAGTTATTCTAACCGAATCCTCTATCTTGACCCATCTGGTTCCATCGAAACGGAATAGTCTGTTTGGTAAGAAATCTGTTCTCAAGAAATAGTCTCCCTTGTCCACATTTGAATTTGGAAAACTAATTCCAAACCCTGCCGGGTGTCCGTTTGGTGCAACTCCATCTCCGTCTAAGTAGAAGCCATAGTGCGAACTTGCCGGTGAATCTATCACAGCATTTACTGTTTTGTCTGAACTTGTACTAGTGGTCGTGGTGTTGACGTTGTCTGTCCTGATGTTTCCTCTTTCATCAATAGGTGCAACATAATACTGCTTGTAGTTGAATCCGGCTTTAGGAGAATCTTGTTCTGCTTGTGCAACAACCTGATCATTAATTGATTTTTCTTTGTTGAAAGTCGACATGTAACTTGCAAGAGAACCTTCTGTTGCGGCATCCCCTAGTATATCTCTGTACTCTTGAGAATCAACAAGTGATTTCATTTTTAATCTCAACAAGTGTGGCCACCATGTCTGTGAAAATCCTTCCGCCGCCCTGTTGACATCTTCCACAACATAATATCTTTTGAGTGCTATAGGTATGCTCTCATCTAGTGAATAATCTTCTTTCATATGCGGAAATTCTAAGACATCACCTGACATTGGTTTCCTACCAATCCTTTCAACTATGTCATTAAGGTGAACAGTTAAAAATAATGTGTCATTCTGTAAGAACATTCCAAACTGTGACAGGTTGAAGTCTGCATCTTGTACATTGTATATTCCTCTCACGACATAGATGTCATCCGCATATTTCCTGTCTCTGTTCTCTAAAAATAATAGATCCTGTATAGTTCTTTCATTGAGACTGTCACCCGAATACTGTGGTTGTGAGGGCGATGCATCTCCGTCCTTTTGTGAACTTCCTTGATCGTATGGTCCCAGGTATTTGTGGAAGTGTAGGTCGGTTCCACCTACTTGAAACATCTCCTTGATGTTACGATCGAAGAACTTGTAGTCGTTGCCCTTTTCAGGCTTGAAAATGGATAATCTTGGCATATCATACATATTTATTGTACAGGCAACGGTAATAAATATGAGTATGTCAGAACTACAAACAGGACAACAAGAGATATTCGATTACGTCAAAAATAACCTAGGTGATGGTATGATTGACGTTGAATTAGACCCTAAACACTATCAAACGGCACTGGAAAGAGCTATAAACAAATTCAGACAGAGATCATCAAATGCTGTGGAAGAGTCGTATGCTTTTCTTACGTTAAAGAAAAATCAGAACACATATATCTTACCAGATGAGATCATCAACGTGAGAAATCTTAACAGAAGAAGTGTTGGTTCTAGGACTGAAGGTGGAGAAGGTGGAACACTTTTTGAACCATTCAATTTAGCATACACAAATACATACCTTTTGAGAGCAGGAGCAACAGGCGGATTGGCCACTTATTATGCTTTTGCATCATACCAAGAACTAGTGGGAAAAATGTTTGGAAGTTTCATACAGTTCCATTTTGACGTGGCAACAAAAAAATTAACAATCACACAGAGACCCAGGGCAGATGACGAAACAGTTCTCATGCACACGGATAACTTCAGGCCAGACATAACACTGTTCAAGGACATCTATTCCAAACCATGGATCAGAGATTACACACTTGCAGTATCCAAAGTTATGATAGGAGAAGCGAGAGGCAAGTTCAGTACTATCGCAGGTCCTCAGGGTGGGACTACACTAAACGGTGATGCACTAAAAAGTGAAGGACAGGCCGAAATGGAAAAACTTGAATCAGAGATAGGTAACTTCCAAGAAGGCGGCACTCCACACAGTTTTGTTATTGGTTAATTGACCACTATTTCCATTTAAATAATAGTATCATGATAGATACTCGATACAAAAAACTTTCCAAATGCACACTGGAAGAACTGACTAACATGGTCGACGATCTAGAGAATGTTGCCATACATGCCTTAAAAGAAAAGAAAATGGGCGTACGAAAACTGGTATTAACATCAGTTCATGATGTTAAAAAAGAGATTGAAAAACGTTTAAAAAAATAGTATAATAAACCTATGTTAGTAGGTGTAGTAGGATTAATAGGTTCTGGTAAGGATACGGTCGCAGAAAGACTAGTACAAGAACACAATTTCAAAAAAGATTCATTCGCAAAAAGTTTAAAAGATGCAGTCAGTTCCATGTTTAATTGGGACAGGGAAATGCTAGAAGGCAAGACCGATGAGAGCCGAGCATGGAGAGAACAGCCTGATATTTTTTGGAGTAAAAAATTCAACAAGGATGTAACACCACGTTGGGTACTACAACACTTCGGCACAGAAGTAATGCGACAGAACATGCACGATGCAATATGGATTGATAGTTGTCTAGCTAGATATAAAGGCGAACCTACAGTAATATCTGATACAAGATTTGAGAACGAGATTAAAACAATCAGAGAGTCTGGTGGCAAGATTATACTTGTAAAAAGAGGACAGGATCCAGATTGGTTCACCAGCTATGTAGAAGGAAATATAATACCTACAGGCATCCATTCTTCGGAATATGCATGGGCAAAATCAGATTTTGATCATGTGATTAAGAATGACGGGACGCTAGAAGAGTTATATCAACAAGTTGACGATCTACTCATCCGCAACAAGATCACCAATACGCCATCCCAACTTACGGACACTTCCCAACCTTTGGCAATTGGCGCAAACAGTTTTTAAATTAGTACTCGCGGTATTCCTCATACTACCATCAACAAAGAACACGTCCAACTGGGATTGCTTTTGTGCCCTGAATCCACACAGCTCACACTTCTTGTGTTTCTTGTATCCAGATCTCTGTAGGGCTGTGATTCCTCCTACTTTCTTTCCGGCCTTCTTCCTGTTACAAGTATCACACAGACTACGCCAATAGATCTTCGTTGCTTTCTTATAGGCATAAGCCCTTGGCTTTGCTTTACACTCCTTACACAGCGGTCTGTCCTTGTATGTCATACACTTATTTACGTTGCCTATATAGGCACCTAAAAATAGCAAGTTATATCATAAAAACCATACGATTGAATAAATAACTCTGTATACGTTAAACTTGCAAGGAGAAAACGAAAAATGGCATTAACATCACCAGGAGTAGAGGTTTCAGTAATAAACGAAAGTTTTTATGTACCATCAGATGCGGGTACTACACCTCTTTTTATAGTAGCATCAGGACAAGATAAGACAAACGGAGCAGGCGACAGTACAGCTACAGGAACACAAATAGCTAACGCCAACACTGCTTTCTTGATCTCATCTCAGAGAGAATTAACAGAAACTTTTGGAGATCCAAAGTTTTACACAGACGTATCAGGAAATTCATTAAACGGTTATGAATTAAATGAATATGGGCTACAAGCCGCTTACTCATTTTTGGGTGTGGCTAACAGAGCTTTCGTTCTAAGAGCGAATGTTGACACTAGCGAATTAATAGGTAGTGCATCACGTCCAACATCAAGACCGACAAATAACTCATACTGGTTTGACCTTGCATCAAGCAGTTATGGTATATTCGAATGGTCTCAAACTAACCAAACATTTACAGTACAGACTCCAATTCTAATCACGGCGATTACTGATCTAGTTGGAGGTGTTTCTACTGGTGCACCACTTACTTCAATTGGTATCACTGGAGACTACGCAATCAACACTACACATGTAACAAACAAGATTTTCAAGAAAACCTCAACTAATACTTGGGTACAAGTTGGATCTCAGTCTTGGCACAATTCATTACCTGTATTTTCAGTAGCTTCTGGAACAACAGTGACTAATGGTCATACGTTACAGATTAACGGTACAACAATAGCAACAGGTGGTACAGCATTATCAGATGTTAACACAGCGATAAACAACGCTAACGTACCTGGAATCACATCAAGTGTGAACACAGTAACAGGTAACTTAGAAATATTCCACAACGGTGGGGACTTTGGTGATTCAACTGCGGGTGCTAACACACTCAGAGTTGAAGAAGGTACAGGCTTACTTGCTTCTTTAGGAATCACTGCAGGAACTTTCAACGGTATTGAATTTTTACAAGCGGCACACACTTCAAGACCCACTTGGAAGACAGCTGATGAGAACAGACCCAATGGTTCTGTTTGGTTCAAAACTACCAATGCAAACTCAGGTGCTAACATTAGTGCGAAACTTTACAGCTCGGCTAGTGACAGTTTCTCAGCAGTAGCGGCTCCATTACATGCCAACCACCACACAGCGATCTTCAAGTTAGATGCGGCGAACGGCGGAACAGGATTATCAGTTGGTGACCTATACACACAATTCAACATAACAGAACAGTCAATGACAGGACAGTCGGACACTACACCAAACGTGGGTGACTTCCAACTATTCAGATACGAAGGTGGAACTACGAAGATCACAAGTAATAGTACTACACCAACTTTCACAAGTTCAGAAACTTTCACGATAAGTGAGTCTAGAAAAAATGACACAAGTTTAAGTTCGGCTATCACTATCACACTAGGTGGTACAGACGCTGACGCTTTTGTTACGGCAGTGAATGCGGCAGTTGATGCTAACGCTTCGGCTACGTCAACTACTAAACTAATCAACGTCAGAGCAAGTAAATTGTCAACAGGAGAAGTTGTACTAGAACACGTGCTAGGTGGTGAGATGAGATTTAACGAAGTATCTGGAACTCCAATGGCAGATGCAGGCTTCAGCCCATCGACAGCACATGCATACGGAACTTTCACAGCAAACAGCACAACGTTAATTGACAACTTGTATGATACTCCGGCAGGTGATTCAGAAGACTCAACTGTTGGTACTGACGTCATCGCTTCAAATTGGAAGAGATTGAGCTACACGGCATCATTAAGTGAACCAAGCAACGAACCAGCAGATGGAACATTATGGTACAACACTAGCCTAGATGCAGACATCATGGTACACAACGGAACAACTTTCAAAGGTTACTTAGAAGTTTACTCTGCAACCGATCCTGAAGGTCCACAGTTTTCAGCCACGGCACCACTTTTACAATCAGATGGTACTGCACTTGTAAGCAATGACTTATGGATTGACACAAGCGATCTAGAGAACTATCCAAAACTTTACAGATACAACACAGCGGCAACGTTGAGTTCAACTAACACAGCCAACCAAGTAGCAGTTACTACAACTGGTGCGGCATGGGTGCTTGTTGACAAAAGCGATCAAACTACAGAAGACGGTGTAGTTTTTGCAGATGCAAGATCACACACAACGGCGGCTAAGGCAGACTCATTATCAACAGGAGGTGCTCCAACTGATAGCACAATTAAACTTCTTTTAAGTGATGACTTCCTAGATCCAGATGCTCCAGATCCAGCGTTATTTCCAAATGGAATATTGCTTTACAACACTAGACGTTCTGGTTACAATGTCAAAGAATACAAAAACAGTTACATCACAACTACGAAATATCCAGGAAGCGGATCAAGTGGATTAGGAAACATCAGACAAGCAAATGAGTCTGTTTCAACTTACTTCCCTGACAGATGGGTTACTAAATCAGGTAACAACGCCGATGGCTCTGGAACTTTTGGAAGAAAATCACAGAGAAAAGTAATTGTGGAACAGTTAAAATCAGAGATAGACACTAACCAAGCAATCAGAGAAGACCAAAGAGGGTACAACGTGATTGCTACACCTGGTTATCCAGAGTTGATTCAGAACATGATCAACTTGAACACAGACAGAAACAACACAGCATTTATAGTTGGAGACACTCCATTAAGATTGGAGGGTACATCATCTGCAATCCAGGATTGGGCCAACAACACAGCAGTAGCACTAGACAACGGCGAAGACGGCTTAGTAAGTGCAAGTGACTTCTTAGGTGTGTTTTATCCATCAGGACTAACAACAGACAACACAGGCAAATCAATTGTTGTTCCACCATCACACATGATGATGAGAACACTTGCCAACAACGATAGTATTGCTTTCCCATGGTTCGCTCCATCAGGAACTAGAAGAGGTATCGTTGACAACGCAACAGCAGTTGGTTACATCGACAGTGCGTCTGGAGAGTTTGAAGCAATATCTGTAACGGAGTCAGTGAGAGATTCAATGCATGAAGTTAAAATCAACCCAATAACATTCTTTGCAGGAGCAGGGATTGTTAACTTTGGTAACTTGACGAAAACATCGGCTAGTTCGGCTTTGGACAGAATAAACGTTTCTAGATTGGCAGTCTTCTTGAGAACACAATTGGACGCAATTGGAAAACCGTTTATCTTTGAACCAAATGATGAACTAACAAGGAACGAGATCAGGGGTGCTATAGAATCATTCTTGTTGGAACTTGTTGGACAGAGAGCATTGTTTGACTTCTTGGTAGTTTGTGATGAGACAAATAACACATCTACTAGAATAGACAGAAATGAACTGTATGTGGACATAGCAATTGAGCCAGTTAAATCAGTTGAATTTATTTACATACCGTTGAGAATCAAAAACACAGGAGAAATTGCACAATTAGGAAGCTAATTTTGGAATAAATAGGAGAAACAGATGGCAATATCAACATTATCAAAATTTACAGTACCTTTAAGCAACGACCAGAGTAGTGCATCACAAGGCTTGTTGATGCCAAAACTTCAGTATCGTTTCAGATTGATCCTAGAAAATTTTGGAGTATCAACACCAAGATCAGAACTAACAAAACAAGTAATAGATGTGACAAGACCCAGCTTGACTTTTGACACAGTGACACTAGATGTTTACAACTCAAAAGTTTATGTTGCGGGTAAACACACGTGGGAACCAATCACAATCAATCTAAGAGATGACGTCAACAACTCAGTTACTAAACTGGTTGGTGAACAGATCCAGAAACAGTTTGATTTCTTTGAACAGTCAAGTGCGGCATCAGGAATTGATTACAAATTCACAGGCAGAATTGAAATGCTAGACGGTGGTAACGGAGCGAGTGCTCCAAACGTTCTAGAGACATGGGAACTTTACGGTGCTTATGTTGAGAACGTTAACTACAACACACTGGCATACGCAACTTCAGAACCAGCAACAATCACAATGTCAGTGAGATACGACAATGCGATACAGACACCAACAGGTACAGGAATCGGAACAGCAGTGGCTAGAACGATCGGTACACTATCAACAGGTGGTGGACAGTAATAAACAAAATTAGACTTAGCATTTAATACACTGAAAGCGTCTTTATAGGCGCTTTTTTTGTGACTATAAATAACAGTATGCCAAGCATAAACAATTTCTTAAAAGGTTTCCAAGATGGTCTTCCAGGAATGAAGGACTACCAACATGCCTCTAGATTGTACATCGACGATCACCACAAGCTGGCACCAAAACACAAATTCCTCTACCATGTTGTTTTTGATCTGGACGACACTGTTAGTATTGACTCATTCACAGAAGCCGAAAGACGAGAACTGAACATGTTGGTCAGGGCAGTAGACCTTCCAAAGTACAACATGAACTACGAAGAGAAAGTGCAGTACAACAAGAAGATGTACACCAACACAAGAATAGTGTACGAACCCATAAACATCACATTCCACGATGACCACGCAGACACCGTGAATGCATTCTGGAAGAAATATTACGAGTACAATGTTGCTGATCCCGTACAATTGAATGAGACCGTGCAAAATGTCAGCAAGGACGATTACTACAATACCGAAAGAACATCCACCAAGTGGGGACTTGACACTCCAAAAAAACGTCAGAAACCTTTCCTGAGGAACATAACAATTTTTGTTCTACATAATCAGAGATTCACATCATTCAGTTTAGTGAATCCAGTGATAGGTTCTTTCAGTCATGATAACATGGACCAAGCGGCCGGTGGTGAGGTGTTACAGAACCAAATGCAAATTTTATACGAGACAGTTCGTTACAATTCGGGAGTGATCAGACCACAAGTACTTAACAGGGGAGAAGGCGTAACGGGCTTTGCGACCATACACTACGACAACGCACCTTCACCACTGAGTGTGTTAGGTGGTGGTACAAACAGCCTATTCGGACCCGGTGGGGTTGTTGACGGCATAGGCTCTGTGATCAGGAATGTGCAGTCAGGAAACATACTGGGTGCCATCCTGGGTGCTTCAAACACCTACAACAATGCCAAGAAAATTAAGAAGTCTGACGTCAAGGAAGAGCTGAGAGGCATAGCCAAGGACGGCGTACTGGAAGTTGGCAAACAGGCAGGACAAATTACGAATCC